TTTTGGAACATTGATATAAGAAATAAGAGAAAAAACAACAGCAGAAGTTGAAGCTTACTATACGTTGATGGCTCAATATGATTCCAATAAATATAAAGAGCAATCACATTGAAATAAGAAATACATTCACCGAAATAGAAAGTATAAAAATTAACCCAATTAAATAAAAACATAGCTATAGTGATAACAAATATTCGATGATCAATCTCCTGATGAGGAAAATTGTAAAAACAATAAATGATCATAGCTATAGTATTAAAGAACTCAACGTACTCGCCGAAAATCGTTCCATAAATCTGAATAGAATTAAATAAAACACAAACGACGAAGTAAATCCCAATAATTCTCATAATGTTTCTAACGAGTATAAGGTGATCACAATATTGCAATAATATCCTCTGACCCGTAAAGAAGGAAAATCGATTTATTAAGTATCTAATAAAATGGGCAATTACCAACTCAATTTGATAAAAGATTATATCGAAGAGTTGAGGCCAACTGTATCTGCGCTGCTCAGATCGAAATCTAAGAGTAGAATGCAAAACAGCTGTATGAATGCGATCTTTATATGCAAAAATAAGCTGATCACGAATAATAGTATATCTTCCGTCATCTGAAAAACGAACGTCCATAGTATTAACCATTCTATCTACCAGATGAGGAGGAACTGCTTCCATACAACACCTAATAAGTATTTTATGAAACATTATAAGACATGGCTCTAGATCGAGAAAAGACAACGGATTATCTGCCGGAAGCACACTATGCCAAGTAATTGGATCTGGTAGTACAGGAGTAGGACGTCGAGGCGTACCTACTGTTTCTTGCTCTCTGCGAAAATTCGCACAGGTGTGCTCTAATTCAATGTCATAATCGACATCATATAATTGAGAAACCCAAGGAACATTTCCATCAAGAATTCGATCCATAACAGAGTCATAAGTATAATTACGCGGATAATTAATACCAGCATTATCATACAACTCTTGAATAATAGGAACTATTTCATCATATTCTTCTCGACCATACTGAACCATTTCAAACTGCATACTAATGTACGCAGAATAAAGACGCTGACTAACTGTCATAGGTCCTGTGTTAAGAGTCATAGTAAGCATTTTACCTATGCTAGCTTTCTCAATAGGAGCCATAAATCTTTTATGTTCATTACTCCAAACCCAAGAGCGTTTAATAATAGAAGCCTTAGATATATCTACATATTTATAAACCTCATCAGTTTTCTGTGGATTAGTATAAGTGATTCCTACTGATCCAAAATATTCCAGTATAGT